TTGATGTCGAGGAACTGCCCATCCGGGCCGCGCACCGTCTCGCCAATCACCTCGCGCTCGATCGGATCGCCGTTGTCGGTGTAGGTGTCTGGACTCATGCGGTACAGCCTGCCCACGTCGTAATCCGCAACCACGATGGCCGACAGGAACGGGAAGGCAAACTCGCCCCTGTAGCGGGTCAGCCCGTAGCTTTTCAGCTTCGACCAGAAGCCCGTCGAGCCGTCGAACATCCACGTAAACCCGGCAGATGGAAAGCTGATCACGAACATCGCATGCCCGCCCAGCATGTAGCTGTAGGCGGTTGCATCTGCCGTGTTCGTGTAGTCGTTGATGATCGAATCCATGTCCGGCGTACTGATTTTCTGCGGGACATAGCCTTGAATGCGGGCGACGATCACTTGGCCCTGCGCGTTCTTCATCAAGGCGGCCATCGTGTTGTCGTACTTGGCAATTGACCATGTAGCCGCCAAACCCCATTCCGTCGCCGTGCCGGAGATGAGCGAGAACGGGAAATCCACGGCGCCGGACAAGCCCCAGTATTCAGTTGTGAACGTGCCAAGCAGTGCGAGCTGGCCGTTCGATGTCCAGACCGCTTGAATCGGATCCGGGTTTGTCTCGGCGCTGGCGAAGTTGAGCGCATCCCACGAAAGCCCGTTATCCACATCCGAACAGTAGAAACGGCCCGAGCCCTGAAAGTTACAGACAAAGCGTCGGCCAAGGTAAGTCACCGTTACCGGATTGGCAGGGAAATCCACATCCGTTACTTGAGCGAATACGTTTGTGCTGGTGTTGTAGATGTAGCCATACGTGCCGTCCACGATCATTACCTGCACGCCGTTGTCGCTCATCGAGACGCGCCCGGTGGTGGTTAGGAGCGTTCCCCGGTTCGTTGCGACTCCCGCATTGTTGACTTCCCACAGCACGCCGCGATGTACTACGTAGCAGACCGACAGCGACGGAAACTCCCTGCCGCCCCGGATCGGAGTCGCACCGAAGTCCACCAGCGGCGCGGACAATCCCGGCGTGCCGTATGCGACAAGCGCAGACTTCTCCCCTTGCGGACGCACCTCGGCGTACAGATTCGTCATCTGCTTGGCCGTCACAAACGGCGACTTCGCCGCCTGGCCGAGTCCGAACAGAGAAATCTGGCTCATCAATACCCTCGCTGCCAAGTGGCCGCGTTGCGGGTCACCAGCGCCGAGTCGTAGAACATGGTCGGGCTAGTGCGGTTTGACTTCTTGACTTGCGCATACGTTTCCCGCGCCATCTGCTGAACGTCTTGCGATGCGCTTTTTCCGAACAGAGGCGCAAGCCTCACGGCTAACCCGTACTCGAAAGCCTCTTCGTATCCTGGCGGAAACGCAATGTCGGTTGCAGCCGTCGCAGGGCCCACCAGCAATGTTTGATAGTTGAACGACATCGTAATCACAGCGGCGGGAACGGGCCACAAAACAACAATGCCGTTTGTAATGTCGTTGATGTAAAGGAACCGCTCAACAATCTGTTGTTGCTGAGACTTGAGGCTGATGGTGTTGTACTGTTCCTGCGTCATGCTCCACATCGGGAAATCAAGACCCTGATAGGTACAGAACGCGGGCGAAACAATCGACGCAGGACGCGAGGTAACCCACGTGCCCGTAGGGCCGATGGTGTACGTGGATTGACCCGCTACCGTGTTGAAGGTCTTGAAATTCGTGTTGTAAACCGCCAACGTATCGGCGTTCCACGAATCAATCAACCCGTTAAACTTTGCAAGGCAGTCGCTCGTTTCCAATGCCGTCAGCGTTTGATCCACGCCCACCGCGTTGGTGAGGTTCAATCCCCGGCGAATGATATCCAGTGCGGTAGTCACGCGAGTGCTTCGAGCAGCCGGGCAACGCCCCACCGCTTATCGAATTCGATGCCGCGCTCGTCACACAGCGCTTGCAGTTCTTCCTTGGACAAGTCCGAAACCGCGACGGGTTCTGCGAGTGCCGCCAGCCCGCCGTACTCCGCAGGCAGTGCGCGTTCCTGTTCCTCGTTCGCCACCACAACCGATTGGTGCGGTCCTGCGGTCATGACTTTTGGATACATGGCTACTCCTGTAAATGGGGCGGCACCTTGTGAGCGCCGCCCCGTTTTGCGTTACACCGTGTACAACTGGCAGACGCAACCAACCGCCGTGGTAAACGTGGTGGGAACAGTGATGGTCGCCGGAATGGTGCCGAACGTACCGGCCACGGTGGTGGTCAGCACGTTGACGCCGTTCGCGGTAACCAGCTTGTTGCTCGTAGCCGTGGTGCCGTTGGACTGAACACCGCAGAAGTAACGACCCGGAGCCAGCAGAACCGGCGACAAGAAGTCACGCGCCTGGAACGTGGAAGCGCCAGCAGACAGCGTACCGGCAACCGCCGAGTTCGCCACCAGTTGCCCGGTGGTGTTGTAGAGCGCAACCAGCATGTTGTCCGTGCCCACAACGGTGCCATTCAGGACCGAAAGGCCCTTCCAGACGTTCCAATGCGGGACGAATATTTCGCTAATGTTCATCGTTCCGGCCACATGAACCGACGAGGTTCCGGCAGCAGTCAGGGCGGCGGTTCCGAGACTGATGTTCGGCAGGATCGAAGGACCTTGCATCACAACCGGCGTTCCCTGTCCGGGGATTTGGAACGGGGCAATGTTGCCGCCCTGGTTGACGAACTGGATTTGCGACTGATCGCCGCCAACGGAATCCGCAAGGCCAGCCGTCGAAACGGCAGTAGCAAGACCTTGAGCGACAAGCGCCGCTTCGGTGTCGTTGGGCAACATGACAGTTGCGCCGGATGCAAAGCCCCCGTAGGGGCGAAGAAGAGTTACGGCCATGATGTCGGCTCCTTAAATGCTGTAAATCTTGGTCGCAAGTTCCGGGTAGGTCGCAGCCCATCCGAAAAGAACGTCCAAGCGGGTGATCGGCTTGTCGTTGATGCCGTCGTAGAAAGTCGTGACCTTGATCGTGAAGCCTTCGTAGGACTCCTGAGCAACATCAATCACGCCTTTGCCCGAGGTCGGCGCCCACAAGGGAGCCATCGCCAGGGTGAACGCATCGCGGTGGTATGCGACGTTGCACTGGTAGGCGGTCGAGGCGGCGCCGACGATCAAGAACGGCTGCGCGTTTTGCGGGCTGGTCGTGACGTTCTGGAACGCACCGGAAGTCACAATTGCCGGGCTGATCGGAAGGGAAGTCGCGCCCACCGCACAATCAGCAGTCACCACGAACTGCGCTGCCACGCCGGTCGATTGCCGCGATTGCGGGTTCACGGCAAAAACCGTATTTGCTCCACCAGAACCGGGGAAAGTAATCACGGTGCCCCGGGTGATCGTGCCGGTCAGGGCCGCGATGGTGATGCTTGAGCCGGTCTGGTTCGCGCCGCTGATGTTCACGCCAGCCACAGCCTGCGTACCGTTGGTATGCGTATCGACGTTCTGATCCATACCAGGCTTCAGGCCGAACGAGTCCTGCATGTAGCCGGTGCGGTACTGGCCGTTGATTTTCTCGCTCTGATTGAACAGGCCCGAGAAGCCAGCAACCAGCGAGCCGTTGAGGCCGGGTCCGGTGATGATGTTGCGGCGACCGTCACGAACCGGGGCGCCCATCTCATCCAGTCGGCGATTGGCGTCGGTCAGGATTTGCACGGCAGCGAGTTGGGTCGCTGGCAAAGCGCCGGTCGGGTTCAGCGCGTTGAAGGTGGAAAAGCGCGCCAAAGCCAAACCTTGACGGTCGATTTCGTTGCAGATCGGCGCGATGGCCGCAGCAACCTTGTCTTCCATCCTGGTCAACGAAAGCGTCTTTTCCAGCGAGGTAAACCCGAGATCGACACCGCCCTGCGAAAGGGTCAGCGGGACGCTGGTTTCGACGGTGGACTGAGGCACCGCGACAGCGCCAGCGCGATAGGTGTAACGCGGCGGGCGCTTGATGTTGATGGTCTGGCCGGGAGCATAGCCGCGAGCCATGTTGCCGGTGAATTCGTCCTCCCAATCACGGTTGACGTTCTTGGAAAAAGACAACATGTTTTCGAGAATCGGAAGGGCTGCCTTCGCGATAATCGAACAGGTAAGCAAAGTATTGGTCACAATCGCCTCGCAAGAGAATTAGAGAAAAGGTCGCTGTTCTTTTCTTCCGCTGCGAGGCGGGTTGCCGGGTTGCGTCCACCCGGCGAGGGTCCTCTACTGCTTACCGAATCCAGGCGCTGCTGTTCTGCCGGTACGCCTTGTATTCGGCTACGGACATCTTGGAAACGTCCTTGCCGCCACTACGCCCCGCGCTGACGGGGTTGATCGGTGCCGGAGCTTTTGATACTGCTTTGGCTGGCCTTTGCATCCGATCTTCCAACTTGCCGAGTTCCGCAATCTGCCGCACTGGCGACAAATCTGCGATGCGCTCGGCGTCCTCTGGATGGGTCGCAAGGTGATACAACAGTTGCGGCCCTACCTCAGACTCCACAATCAGCCGTTTCGTTCCGTCGCTGAAATGGCCCAAATCTTCCTGCACGAACGGTTCAACAACGTCGATGTAATCCTTCGCGTGCGCCTGGAACACGGCTTCCCGCTTCGTCCACGACTCCGCAACCTTTGCGTCTTCTTCCTGCTGCTTTGTCTGCCGTTGCTGCCCTTCGCTTTCCTTGCGATCAGCCTCTCGAGACTCTGCTGCTGCCCTTCGTGCGGCATGGTCGGCCCGCGCTTCAAGGTATGCAACATCATCGGCAAAGTCTTCCCGCCTCGGTGCTTCTGCCGGTTTTGGCGCGCGTTCTGCTTCCAATGCCGCTACTCGTTCACGCAAGAGTTTTGCTTCCGCAGCCGCTTCAGCCGCGCGCCGGTTGGCGTTGGCGATGCGCCTTTGGTTCTTGCTTAACTCTTTCTTCTGCTGCTGCTCCGGCGTTTCTTCGACTACTTCGGGTTGTTCGCCCTCTGCAACCGCTTCGACTACCGGCGCTTCCGTCTTGGGTTCTTCCGCAGGCGGCGCGGGTAGTGTTTCTACTTCACTGGTTTCAATGTTCATAAGATCCGATCGCCTCACGGCGTCTAAGTAGGAATCCGTCCTACGCGGTCATCCTCGTTTGAGGGTTTACAGGCATCCGGCCTGCGCGGTTAAAGCGCGTGGCAAATGTAGTTGTCGAGATACCCGGTCGTTCCGGCCATCTGAATCCCAACCGTTGTAGACGTGATTCCTTGCACCGAAAAATACTTCCCGCAATATTTTTCGTTGTGCCAAATGCTGATTTCTGCACCAGCAGCGCGAATGATTACCTCATCCCCGTTGGCGGGTATTCCGCTCACCGCTGTATCCGTGACCGCACTACCAGAAGTCACTACCTGATAGCGCAATGCGCCCGACGAAGTACAGCCAATGCGAATGAAATTCGATGTGTCCACATACCGAATCCAGAGCCAATTTTCGCCCGCCTTGGTCAGAAACGTGGCCCGGACCACATAGTCCGTAACGCCCACATCCCGCGTGCTTCGGCAATTGCCGCTGGTGACGTTGTAGCAGCGATTCGTGCTGATTCCTAAAACATTGGTAGGCCCAACAATCTGCGTCCAGGCGCCGCCGCTGGTAGCCGTTCCGAGCGTCGTTGCGTCGTCCGTGCGGTTGAAGGTATCGACTTGCAACAAGGTGGTCGAGGAAAACCCGCCAATCACAGCGGCATTCAAAAGTGCGGAACGTGTTTGCAAAAAATCCGCCATGCCTTC